GCCGGGCGTGGCAGTTTTTACGATAAAGATTGAGGAGTCATGGCCATGATGATGATCTATGGCATGTTTGTTTTTGAGCTGCGCACGTTGCCGCATCAGCAGTTACAGCAAAACAAAAGCTGGCGGCATGTGAAAAATGAACGCGTTAACCGTTCAGCAAGCTGGCAGTATATCGGGGCAGGCGATGATCGCATCGTTCTTTCTGGTGTGCTTTATCCTGAAATTACAGGTGGCGAAGTGTCGCTTTCGTTGCTGACCTCGCAGGCATATACAGGACGCCCCTGGCCTCTGATTGATGGTGTCGGGCAGATTTACGGCATGTATGTCCTGACCGGAACGAATACGACCCGCTCCGAGTTTGATCGCTACGGTAAGGCGAAAAAGATAGAATTTTCACTGACTCTTGAACGCTGTGATGAGGATTTGCGGGAGCGCCTGCAATCCTCATCGTTCAGTGATATGCTGTCCGGCTTCAAAGATAAGGTCACATCATCCCTTAACAGCGCGGCCAGCTCCGTTAAAGGGCTGTTTTGATTAACGCAAAACCGCTAATGGTCAGATTAGCGGTTTTCATTTTCCTGAGTCTGCCTGGTTGTTTCTTCAGCCTGTATATCGCCTACAGGGTGATAACGATAAATCGTCGATATGCCGATGTCGTAAATGATCGCCAGTTGTTTCCTGTCATGACCGTTTTTAATCAGCCTCGCTATTTGCTCGTGTTGTTCTTTTGTCAACTTCGGGCGACGTCCGCCAATGCGTCCTTGTGCGCGTGCTGCTGCCAGCCCGGCCAGTGTACGCTCTACAATTAATTCACGTTCCATTTCGGCTAAAGCCCCCATGACGTGAAAAAAGAAACGCCCCATGGGTGTTGATGTGTCAATGCTGTCCGTCAGACTACGGAAATTAACACCTTTTTCCCGCAATTCCTCAATAAGCGTGATCAGGTGTTTCATACTTCTGCCCAGTCTGTCCAGCTTCCAGACAACCAGCGTATCTCCTTCTGATAGCGTTCTGAGCAGTTTTTTCAATCCCGGTCTGGCTGATTTCGTTCCGCTGATTTTATCTTCAAAAATCAGTTCACATCCTGCGCAGTACAGTGCATTGCGTTGTAAATCCGTGTTCTGGTCATTTGTTGACACACGAATATAGCCAATTTGCATAAAAAACATCCTCTTTGTTTCGTGAAAAATACATAGTTGGTATAGGTAGGGATAAAAACGAAAACGTTGGTTTGGGGGAAGGTTCTGCGCTGCCTGTTGGTGTGCCCGTTCCGTGGCCCTCAGCAACACCACCAACGGGCTGGCTGAAATGTAACGGCGCAGCATTTTCTTCTGAAATGTATCCCGGACTGGCAAAGGCTTACCCCACCAATAAATTACCGGATTTACGGGGTGAATTTATTCGTGGCTGGGATGATGGACGTAGTGCGGATGCGGGGAGAACAATATTATCCGCTCAAGGTGATGCCATACGTAATATCTATGGTGAGTTCAAGACTGTAAACACTGAAAATTATTCAATATGGGAATCAGTAGGCTCGTTTAAGGGGGCAGTGGTGCCTTTAAATTCCTCAACAAACAATAGTTATTTCTCCTTAGTCAGAAGTATGGTGACAGAAAGGACAGACGGCGCTGTTTACCCAAAAGTGATTGGCCTTGATGCTTCAAAAATTGTTCCAACTGCAAACGAAAACCGCCCACGCAACATTGCGTTTAATTACATCGTAAGGGCAGCATGAAAACGTTGGTTTAGGAGAAGGTTCTGCACTGCCCGTTGGTGTGCCCGTTCCGTGGCCCTCAGCAACACCACCAACGGGCTGGCTGAAATGTAACGGCGCAGCATTTTCTTCTGAAATGTATCCCAGACTGGCAATGGCTTACCCCACCAATAAATTACCAGACTTACGCGGTGAATTTATCCGTGGCTGGGATGATGGGCGCGGGGTGGATGCCGGAAGGGGCATCTTAAGCATGCAGGGGTGGTTAACAGGAAGTCATTATCATAATATTCGGTCATGGGATGCGTGGGATAACACGGTACTGGTGCCAAATGACAAAAGAGGGGATAGTCTGTTGTCGACAGATAACGCCGTCCGGCAAGGTGCAATTAACGGTAGATTTACCAGTCAATACAGAACGGAATCCTCAGATGGGAATGAAAACCGCCCACGCAATATTGCCTTCAATTATATTGTGAGAACCGCATAATGAATAACGCGATATTAAATGATGACCTTATTGCCGTACAGGCAGGAAACATCGTCGTTTATAACTATGATGGTGAGACACGGGAATATATTTCCGAATCAACTGAATATCTTGCTGTGGGTGTTGGTATTCCGGCTAATTCCTGTTTAGATGCCCCAGGCGCACATAAATCTGGCTATGCTATTCGCCGTTCGGAGGATTTAAATTCATGGGAGTATGCGCCAGACCATCGTGGTGAAACCGTCTATAGCACTGACACGGGAAACACCGAAGAAATCACGGCGCTGGGTGACTACCCGAAAAATACAACCACTATCGCCCCGTTAACACCATACGATAAATGGGATGGTGAAAAATGGGTGACAGATACTGAGGCACAACATCGTGCCGCAGTAGAAGCGGCAGAAACCAAGCGCCAGTCACTGGCTGATGCGGCAATGGATTCCATAAGTCTGATTCAGTTGAAGTTGCGGGCCGGGCGGAAGTTGACGCAGGCAGAAACCACCCGGCTTAATGCCGTGCTGGATTATATAGACGCGCTGAACGCAATGGATATAAACATGGCACCAGATATCAACTTGCCGGAAATACCACTGGCAGCAGCCAGTTGAATATAACTAAGCCGCCCTCACGATATAGTTAAATGCAATATTGCGGGGGCGGTTTCACTACCACCTGTGTTACCAATACTTCCTCGTGAATGAAGCGTTGGTGATGGAATCAAACTCCCTCCTGTATTTGTGGCATCAAGTCCCCTGCCTTGTGTATATGTTTTTTTGAAAATCGTAGCCAACTCCCATTCATCTTTTGTGTCATATCCATCGTTAGCTACAACAATATGGCGGTGTTTTTCCAACATCCCGTTTTGAATGCTCAATAAAGCGCGTGCCGCATCAATTCCTCGCCCATCATCCCAGCCACGGATAAATTCTCCGCGTAAATCCGGTAATTTATTTGGTGGGGTAAGCCTTTGCCAGTCTGGGATACATTTCAGAAGAAAATGCTGCGCCGTTACATTTCAGCCAGCCCGTTGGTGGTGTTGCTGAGGGCCACGGAACGGGCACACCAACGGGCAGTGCAGAACCTTCTCCTAAACCAACGTTTTCATGCTGCCCTTACGATGTAATTAAACGCAATGTTGCGTGGGCGGTTTTCGTTTGCAGTTGGAACAATTTTTGAAGCATCAAGGCCAATCACTTTTGGGTAAACAGCGCCGTCTGTCCTTTCTGTCACCATACTTCTGACTAAGGAGAAATAACTATTGTTTGTTGAGGAATTTAAAGGCACCACTGCCCCCTTAAACGAGCCTACTGATTCCCATATTGAATAATTTTCAGTGTTTACAGTCTTGAACTCACCATAGATATTACGTATGGCATCACCTTGAGCGGATAATATTGTTCTCCCCGCATCCGCACTACGTCCATCATCCCAGCCACGAATAAATTCACCCCGTAAATCCGGTAATTTATTGGTGGGGTAAGCCTTTGCCAGTCCGGGATACATTTCAGAAGAAAATGCTGCGCCGTTACATTTCAGCCAGCCCGTTGGTGGTGTTGCTGAGGGCCACGGAACGGGCACACCAACAGGCAGCGCAGAACCTTCCCCCAAACCAACGTTTTCATGCGGCTCTTACGATGTAATTGAATGCAACGTTGCGAGGGCGAGTTTCTGTACCTACATTTCCACTAATTTCACCAAACCGTTTTACATTACGAGAGCTAATGGCTCGTAGTGAGGAAGGCACCCTTAAACCGGGTTCGTCTGTTTTAACTATTCCCCCGTCCCCGTATGTAGCCAGTATTCCAGGGTTTAATCCTTCCCGTGCACTTTCCACGGCAAGTCCGTTCCCGGTCCATAATTCCATATAGTGTGCATGATCCAAAATTGTGTGTGGCTGCCAATTAAGCAAAGCGCGGCCAGCATCCACCCCGCGCCCATCATCCCAGCCGCGAATAAATTCTCCCCGTAAATCCGGTAATTTATTTGCGGGGTAGGCTTTTGCCAGTCCGGGATACATTTCAGAAGAAAATGCTGCACCGTTACATTTCAGCCAGCCCGTTGGTGGTGTGGCTGAGGGCCATGGAACAGGCACACCAACGGGCAGTGCAGAGCCTTCCCCCAAACCAAGGTAATCAAGAACGCCCTGAGTGCTGGTTTTACCAAGAATGGCACGTCCAACACTTGTCAACGCGGTTAACGCGGCACGATCTGCCCCTGTAAAATATGGGAGTTTATCTGCTGATGTAGCAAGCTTCGCCAGCGCCGTCAGGATGGCATCCTTCGGTTGCTTACCCGCAAGCGCGTTAGTCATGGTGGTCGCAAAATTCGGGTCATTGCCCAGCGCCGCAGCCAGTTCGTTCAGCGTGTTCAGTGCATCAGGTGACGAATCTACAAGTGCGGCAATCGCGGCCATAACGAAAGCTGTGCTTGCGATCTGGGTATTATTAGTCCCCTGTGGCGCTGTTGGTGTTGTTGGCGTTCCGGTCAGTGCCGGGCTGTTTAATGGTGCTTTCTTGTTCGTTTCATCCATTACCACCTTAACAGCTTTTGGTGTCGCTGCCAGCGTTTCAGACGTGCTGTTCGTGGCGCTACTGAGCTGAACAATCCCTTTTTGTGTAGTGGTGGCGTTCTGGGCGGTATATTTCCCGTTAGCCAGGTCATATGCAGCCTTAACCGCTTTCGGTGTTGCGGCCAGTGTTTCTGATTCACTGTTAATTGCACTGCTTAACTGAGTAAAACCTTTTACGGTCAGCGAGGCGTCCGGGTGACGTCGTGATTGTTCGTGCTCTGATATTTTATCATCCACATATTTGCGGGTTGCCAGAACCACAGACGGGTCGATTTTCAGCGTGATGGCTTCGGTGTTCGTGACAACCAGAATCATGCGGATAGTCTGGGTGCGTCCACTGCCTTCCTGCAACTGCGGTTTGTACGTTTCCGGGCAGTTTGCCACCGCAATGAGTACACCTTCATCATCATAAAGACCAATCTCACGGATCCAGAATCCTCCCTCGTTTTCAGGGATGATTTGCTCCGCAATAATCTGGCTCTGATTGTTAGGGTCAACACTCAGAAGATTCAGCGGTGCAATGCGTTTCTGGTTAATCAGTTTTGTTTGTGCAGGGTCTGGTGTTGGTAACACACCATTTGCATCACCAACGGCCATTTGCGTCAGATTCAGCTTACTGCCGAGCATCGTCGCGTTAGCCAGTCGTGCCGCGCCCTGATTAGTCAGAATGGCGTAGTATTTCACTGTCATGCGTTTACTCTCAGATTATCAATTAAATGAATGGCCGGGGCAGGGAAATAGTCCCCTTCGACAATAATGGACTCCGGGGTGTAGGGATAAACCGTCAGGGCATCGCCGTGATAGCATCCCGTACCAACGAAAATCTTTCCGTTCACACTCAGGCTGATCGCCAGCCCCGTCAGATGGCGACTTACTGGTTTTGCATCCGCAATAAGGCGCTCAAGTTCCTGATACATTTCATTGGTGATGCCCTGATCAAGTACTCCGACAACAATGCGAAATGTTCCCGGCTCCTCGTTGAGTTGCCACCACTCCTTTACTTCAATCAGGTAACCGAGAGGCTCCACGGCTCTTCGCAGTGCGCTGATGGTCCCTTTGTGTCGGTGTATCAGCCATGCATCACGAATCACCTGTCGCTTTGTCTCTTCCGGCCAGTTGCGATCCCAGCGGTCAACGGAAAACGCCCAGGCGAGATAAGGCAGCAGATGCACCGGGCAGGTGTCCGGCGACCACAGCGTGTTGAGGTCTACCGGAATGTCTGTAATGCGTGTTCCGACGGCTTCGGCACAACGCATGAAATTGCTGGCTGATGGTGGTAACAACGAATTACTCATTGCGCCCACCTTCGCTGATGGTGAATGACTCACAGCGCGCCGCCTGTATGTCGCTGATGGCCATATTCTGTGTGGGTTCGATTATCTCCACGCGTTGCACGCCGTGCACATGCAGTGCGGCAGCAATGGCGGACAACGCCACGTCCTGACCGATAAGCCCCAGCTCAGCCAGCCACTTCCTGAACGACGATTCCGCCGCAGCCAGAATAGGTTCGGATTCCGGGCCGGGGTAAAAGTACAGTTTTGCATTCAGCCGCCATGTCACGATTCTGGCGCTCTGTACGGTCAGGCGGTCGGCCACCGGGCGGGTATCCTCTGCATTCAGAACGGCGCGAACGGTATTAAGCAACGCCTCCGTTGCTGTGCCGTCGCCTTCAGTGGACAGAATGGAAACCGTCACATTTGCCGGAGACGGACTGATAGCCCGCGCATCACGCACCAGACCGCTGGCGCTGCGGGCAAAATACTCGTATGCGCCTGACGGGCCAGCAACACTCAGGCCGTCGTACGCCCGCTGCGCCCGCAATCTCAGCGAGGTGTCGCTCTCCATCACCGCGTCGGTGGTATCCGTTGCCGGAGTGATGGTCAGGCGCTTTGTGTTCATATTGCCCGCGAGGTTGTCCAGGTCTGTCCCGGCGCTGTGGCTTAACATGCAGGCGCGTGCCCCCTCATTGACCCGCTGGCGTAACAGCATTTCACGAAACGCTGTTGTCTGGGCGATAACGTTCAGGGGTTCCGATTCCAGCCCCAGCGCGGCGGAAACGGCTTCACGCTGTTCGGCGGGATAAGCCGCAATCATCATGGCCTTTGTATCAGCCAGAATTGCCTCAAAATCAGGCTCCGCGATGATGGCGGGTTCCGGTAACGTGGGAAAGGTCAACGGCAGGCATGATTACTCCCTCAGCGTGATGGTTAATTCAACATTCTGCATGGTCTGCATGACAGTGCCCGACAACGTCACCCCGGCGCGGCCTCCCGCTTTCCAGACAACGTCGATGGCATCCAGGGCAATGCGGGGTTCCCATCGTGTCAGCGCAATCACGGCAGCACTCATGCATTGCAGACGCGTGGTGTTATTCATGGGTTCGTCAATCAAATCAGGCACAAGGCTGCCATATTCACGTCGCATAACCCGGCTTGCCAGCGGGGTGGTCAGGATGTCCCTGACTGACTGTTTCAGGTGCTCCATATCGTTCAGGTTTCCCGTCCCGTCCGGATTCATTCCTGTGTAGCGGGTTGTCACTGCGGGCCTCCTGTCGAATCGCTGCCGCCTTTCACGCCACCGTGTGTATGCGTATGCACGGTAATGCCGTTTGAGGTGAAGCTGCCGCCGCTGTGCGTGATATTGCCGCTCATCTTTCCTCCTTTTGTGACGTCAAGCGTCGCTGTTCTCAGAAGGTTTGTGCATTCCACGACGGGCGTATCCAGTGTCACGCTGACGGATGCCTGCAGGGTGGCTGTTTTCATGCCGCTGGCGCTCAGTGCGCCAGCGTCTGCGTCGTAGCGGAACACCGCGCCATCCGGCGCGCTGACCACGATTTCTTTCAGGCTTTTGCCGGGTGCCGGACTGGCATCACTCCACAGACTGCCAATTATCATGGCGGTTTCCGGATTGCCGCCGATGCAGGCAATTACCACCTGTTCGCCGGGTGATGGCGGAAGCCACACGTTGAAGGCTCCCGCGCGTGTGGTGTTCCAGCGCAGCCAGCCTGTTTCCAGTTCGCCGCTGCGAACGCGCACGCACCAGGATTCCTCGTCAACTTCAGAGATGATCCCGGTGCGGATGATGTTGCTCAGCAGTCGCATGAGTTCTGCGCTCACCGTACAGCCTCCGCAATCCGGCCCAGCACCGTGTTATAAATCAGGCGTTCATCTGCCTGACTGATACCCAGCAGCTCACGTACCGGGTAATCGGTGAAAATGCCCGGCGCAACCTGATCGCGCTCGCCGAACTGATGAACGCGTGCAATACGTGCGGCCACGCCGCTGTAACCCACCGTCACACCGGAGGCATCCGCGCGGGCTTTCAGGTAACGGGTGGTGCGCAGTTTTACGAACATGGGGACGCGCTTTGTGCTGTCCTGGTTGATGCGCCGGGTGCGTATTTCCAGAAAACGGTCGATGTCATCCCGGTAAAACGTGCGGATATTGTTTTTATCCTCATCCCACCCGGTAATGGTTCGCCCGTATTTCCCCGTGTCGTGATGCCAGTTTTTCAGCGTGCGTGCTTCGTTATTCCAGATAAAGCGAATGCGTTCCTGTATCCGGGTTACGCGGCGTCTGCGTGGTGTCCACGCGGTCCCGTCCGGCGCTTTCTGTGACCGGATACGCGCCTGCTGGGCGCGGCGTAAATCCTGTGCCAGCTTTCTGGCGATGTTATTGATGGCCTGCTGATTCAGGCTGTCGCGGATGGCCTCAAAGGTTTCATCCACGCGGGTGAATGCCTTATCCATCGCTTTCACCCCACGTCACATCCTGGAATACATGCGACCAGTCGCCTTCGGAAGATGGCAGGCGGGGTTTTGGCTCCGGCAGGTGTTCTGCCTGCGGTGTGCCCTGACTGCTGCGCGTGATGCGAACGCGTTCCCGCAGGGGGAGCGTAAACAGGAGATCGGCGCTGTCATCGTCATTGATAACGGCGGAGAATTTGATGTCCTGATTACGCTCAGGGTTGAGCAACAACTGTGGCTGATTTTCGGATAACCACGCCAGCAGCGGCAGCGTGAGGTCGTCCAGCTCCCCGGCGTAATCCATGACAAACATCACCATCTGATAGCGGTAAGCAAACGATGGGGTTTCTCCGGTCGTTTCAATGTTGCCGCTCTCCACGAAAATGGTGAATTTTTCCGGGTTAGCCTGACACCATCGGCATGAACGGGTCATGGCTTCACGCAGGGAATCAGTTTTCAGCATGGTTGTTATCCTCGTTGTTCAGTCGTTGCAGCCTGCGCTGTTCCAGTAATTCAATGGCCCGTTTATCCGCGTTACAGGTTTCCAGTGCATCCAGAAGGCGGTCGCCCCATATACCGAGATTTCCCCATGTGGGAGTGTCAGGGAAGGGGGGAGGCGTTACCGGTATGGTCAGCGTCTGCGGTATAAGCCGGACTGACGGCGCTGGCAGTGGCGCGTTCTGCGTGCCTGCGCAGCCTGTCAGTAAAACGAGCGTCAGGCAAAGCGTGGGCGCATTCATCTTTTGCAATATCGTTGCGTAGCTGTTCACGTCTTACCTCTCCGTCCTGATTGCGTTGCTGTATTTCCACGCGGAGTTGCGCCAGCACCTGCTGCATATCCTGTACCCCGGCGCTGATGATATTCAGGGTGTCGGCGGTACTTTTCAGGGTGCTGGCCTGCGCTTCGTTTCTGGCGTTCTCCCGGCCCAGCGACCACGACAGACGCATGGATGTTCCCCATCCGGCAGTCAGAAGGAAAGCGACGCCAAGCGTGGGCCAGAGCTTCATGCCGGATAGGCTCCGTGTGGTAACTGAAAATGCGGTCCGTCTTTCAGAGTCTTCCAGTCGCCGCCCCATTCCACCGGAATATTCAGTTCCCGGCTGGCCTGTCTGAATGCTGCTGCGATTTTTTCGTACAGCGGCCATTCCCATGACACCTGGCTGCCGATATAAGCCACAACATCCACGGCATGCCCCGTAAGGTGGCGGCTGTTCATGGTCTGGCTCTTACCCGTGGCCACCAGTTGCTTCTGGCGGTAACGGCTGCGCAACCCTTCGGTGATACCAAAATCCACTTCCGAGATTTCCAGTGCCCGTCGGGTCACTTTCACCAGATCAGGATTTACGCCCTGCAAATTCTTTTCGCTCCGGCTGCTGAATTTAAATGTGTTGCTCATTCGTCCTTCTCCTTCACCCTGCGATTAAAGGCCGCAATAACCTTGTCGCGTGCTTTCTCTGCACCCATAAAACCGATTGATGCGCCGATAAACGTCACGGCATCTTCAGGAAACCCGAAGAAGCGCAACGACCCGGCCACGGCCATGGCAAGAACGCCGCACGCCAGCGATCCCGTTACGGTCTGAACCAGTGTTCGTCCGTCATAAAGACTCATCAGCGCGGAAATGCTGACCGCCGCGCCTACTGCATACACCGTTGGCAGGTGGTCAAAGAGCCACGCAATAACCTGCTCTGTGATCCCTGTTTGAATGGTGCTCACTGCTACTCCCCCCACAACTGAATCATTTCTCGTTTCTTCTTCTCCGGCTCCGGCATCTCAACTTCCTGCCCGGCGTCCAGAAATACCTGCTGACAGAGTCCGGGGTTGGCATCCAGCACCTTTTCGGTGACGCCCTGCGTCGTGCCGTAGTACCGGAAACAGAGCGAATCCACGGTGTCGCCTTCCAGTGCCTTCACTTTCATCAGCACAACTCCGCAAAGATTCGCGGGCGGCACAGAATGTCAGAGATGGCCCAGCTCACATCGCGCCACAAATCCGATGTCTGTATATCCAGAGCGTCCGCCCGGCGGTCGCCCTTGTCCGTAGTGTCTGCATCACGATAACGCTCCAGAATCAGGGCGCGCGTGGCGGTATAAACAGCATTGCGCCAGTGCCAGAGATTGACGCTTTCTCCGTTAATTACGGGTGCCGGAACATCGGCCAGCGTCTGATGGCCAGCTGCCTGCTGTTCCTGCTGCCATGCTTCCAGCTCGCGGGTAACGTGTGCCACAGCCCCGGTGGCAGTATGCAGCAGGCGGGAGGTGGTCACGCGCCCCGGCAGTCGTACCGCCAGACGCAGCTCGCGCAGCACAATATCCGGCCAGAATGCACCCGCTGAAATGCGGGTATCGCCATCATCGGTATCGGTGATGTCGTCCTCTGCGGGTCCGGGGTTGGTTCTGGCAACCATACTCATGGGGTTCACTCCTGAAAAAATCGGGCGGTGGGTGCGCGGTGTAAGCGGTCACGGAGTCAAACCGGAACACCGCGCACGCCGCCCGCTGACGGGGTCAGTCGTTAACCGCGCTTCGCCTTCTGCGTCGCGGTGGTTTTTCGTGTTGCAGGCTTCCGCGTTGTCTTTTTACTTTTGCTGCTTTCGTCCTGCGCCTGCGGTGTGCTGGCATCTTCTGGTGCGGCTGCGGAATCGGCTTTTTTCAGGGCGCGGGAAAGGGTTGCAATCTCGCGTTTCACACCTGCGTTCGGGTTCAGGTGCATTGCTTCGCGCAGCAGCTTCAGTGACAGGGCCATGCTGTCCGCATCACTCAGGCCACGGCGGGCAAAGGCGCACGCCTTGCATAATTTGGCGCGCACTTCGTCCGGCATGTCCTGGTCGGTGACAATCTCCCGGAGGGTGTCCAGTGGTTCGATAAAGGCGGACAAATCCGCGTCGGCATCCGTCCCGGCCTGCGTCAGTACCGGATTACAGATTTCTTCGGTCAGTACCGTGGCAGCAGTACGGCCAAAGTTATCCGGCATGATGAGGTTGTGACGGACTACATACGCACCAATACGCAGCGCCAGCGGAAGATCGCCGCAGTCAATCGCCCACACCATCAGCGTGGCAATCACTTCATCCTGCTGCCCGCCGTCAGCCTCCAGCGTTCCCTCAATCCAGCCGGAAAAGTCCGGCAACAACTCTTTTTTGATGGCGGCTTTGGCGCTTCTGGCCTGTACGCCCTTAAGCCGGGCCTGTGCCAGACGCAGACGATACAGCACCTCTTCATGCGCGGTACGCGCGGCGTGGTCCACGCCTTCATTCGCCCGGCCTGCGCGCTGTGCCATCACGTTCTGCCAGTGTTGCTGTGCAGGAGTAATCATTTTTTCTCTCCGTTACAGGCGGGCATGATGCCCGCCGTGAGTTGATTAGCTGTCGGCGAACTTCAGGCCAGTGACCATCGCGCACTTGCCATAGTCTTCAACGACATAAGCGTCATTGATGGACTGGTAGGTGGCGATGCGGTTGTATTCCGGTTCGTCTTTCATCAGACGACGCATTGAACCTTTCTGCCAGTAAATCGACAGGTTGTTGAACGAGGTGATCAGCATCGTTGCATCCGGGAAGAACGGCGCAAGGAACACGCCCAGCCCGCCAATGGTGCGCGATGACAGGATGAGCTGCCCGGCAAGTAATTCCGCATTGGGATTCTGGCCGCTGATGCTGTTCAGCACGGGCAGACGCAGCGAGTTAAACAGGTTGCGCCCCATAATCACCACGAGGTCGTCAGCTTCCTTGTGCCATTCATCCAGCAGGGATGAGCGTGCGTCCTGTACCAGTGCATCAGCGTTCGCATACTTACCCGCGTGCGCCACGGTGTTGTCCATGTTGCGGGAGGTCAGCGTCACGTCATTCATAACGCGCTCGCTGGCGTCGGTTCTGATGTGCTCCAGCCAGCCCACGTTAACGTCCTGAAGCAGCTTGTTGGTGCTGAAGTTGGACTCATCCGCGTGAGACGTGCCGTTGAAACCGATCATGATGCGGTCAAGCGCCACCTGTCGGGCAATCTGTGCGCTGATGCGGGACTGAAAATCAGGATGTGCCGCCCAGGCATCAAGCTGCGGATATGAAATAAACGTATCGTAGTTCACCTGTTCGCACTGGTATTTGCGGTTTTTCAGATCAACCACGTTATTCGGGTTACGGCGTTTTGTGCCGTCATAACTGGTATTCGTGCGCGCAATCGGTCCTGTGGTATCCAGGAGGATTTTTTCGCCTTTCTGGTCGGTCACGCCGATCACGTTAATTCTTTTTGTAAATTC